GGCCGACGCGGAACGGCAGTTCGAAGCCGTTGCCCAGGTCGAGGCCAGCGGTCTGCGAACGATTGATGGTGTTGGTCTTGCTGTTGTGCCGCTCTTCGACGGCAGCGGACTTCACGCGGCAGATGGGCATAGTTCTTCCCTCACGAAACGATGGAGTGCGTCACCCTTGGCAATACCGCGAAAACGTCCGGGGTGACCATCACGGACGATGCGGGCCTCGCAGAAGTCGGACCATGAATCTCCGAACGCTCCGCGCAGAACACTGAGGGCCGGGCCTACCTGACGCTCCATCCAGAGCACCATCGCCTCGGCAGATACTTCGACATGCTTGCGGATCGTGCGCAATCGCGTGCACACGCCCTTGATGAGGTCCTGCAATGCGCTATATGAGCCGCGCAGATATGCGCCGGGGTTCAACAGCACATCGAGCGGAATTTCCATGTGCTTGCCGTACAGGCGCACTTCCGCGCGCACCCAGCGCGAGGACGGCAGGCCTTCGGCTTTCCCCTTCTCGTATACGCAAAGTTCCTTGTGGCCTTTTCCGCCGACATAGAGCGTGCAGCCGGTGTTGTGGCCTTCATCGGAAATGAAGCGGTGACGCGGCGGGCAACCGCCTTCGGTGAAGCCGCCCTGAGCGGCAACCTCACGGAGCGCATGCACGTCCAGGCGTTCGCCTTCATAGTCGTCGTGCGCGCAGTCAACGCGGGTGATCTTGGCGTCCAACAAGGCGCACTGCTTGTAGACGCGTGCCCAGTCACGAATCCACTTGCAGCCCATGCCGGTAAGGCTCAGGCAGACGGTGCTTTTCTTGCCGCCGATGCCGACACGACCAACCACCTCGTTTTCCCGGTCGATCAGCACCGCCGACTGCTCGTAGAAGTTCCAGTTCTTCTCGCGGATCGCACCGGCAACGACTTCGCCACGGAAGCCGAAGATGCGGAACAGCAAGAGGTCCAGCTTCTTGCAGTTCACCTCTTCAAGGGCGGAGAGCGGGACCACAATGGTCAGGTAGTCGATGATTGCGTCTTGCTGACCCTTTTGGCCCGTGTTACTCCCCGGGCCAATTTCCGCCGCCGCCCGCTGCCCCTTTTCACCGGGCGAAAGCGGGGAAAAGCCCCCCGCCCCGCCCTCTACAGCCATCCTGAAGCGAGCGCGATCAACGGCCAT